AATGCGGTTGAAGTCCATTCAGCATAAATATCTGTATCAAAAGTAGTTATTGATCCAAATGATATGGATGTACCAGACACAGTGCCAACGATAGATTTCCCGTAGTTTCCAACCTGAGCAGATATAACAACTTTGCTATTGCTACTGTCAAATGCAATTGACAGATATTGAACTGCGCTGGATGTCCATGTTACAGCAGAGCCGTAGCTGATGCTTGAACCAGACACCGTTCCTACAATGGCTCTTCCTATACTTGAATTACTATTGTCTTTATACGCAATAACGATTTTATTATTGCTACTATCAAAAACAGCACTATCAAAAGTAGCAACACCTGAATAAAAAATTACACTTGACCCAAAAGTGATGCTTGTTCCGCTGACTGTCCCGACAACTGACCTCCCATAATCATTTGCGCCCGTGTAAGCTATAACAACTTTATTAGCGTTAGTGTCAAATGCAGGAGAAAAGTCTTGTCCAGCAGAGCTTTCAAATACAGTGGGAGTGCCAAAACTAATGCTCGTGCCTGATACCGTCCCGACAACAGCAGTGCTGTAATTGCTATTGCCGCCATCTCTATAAGCTACAACTATTTTATTACTACTACTATCAAAGGCAGAACCTATTCCGCCTACGCCAGTAGTAGCACTTTCAAACACAGCAGAAGACCCGATAGCCTGACTTACACTGGTAGAGCCAACAACACTCACAGTCCCATCTGCATTCACAACAACAGGATTACCATTGGGCAACGCACCACTGGCAATGGCGTTCAGCTTCCGTGCTTGTGTGCTGGGTGTACCAATGGTGCGCATATGATTATTCCTCGTCGTCTAGTGTTGGGTCTACCCAATCAGGGTTCAGTGTCCAAGTCGCACCGTCAAAGAAATACTTGTTGCCAGTCCAATCCGCAGGGGCGTTGGTCACGTTGTCAGTGACGGTCACTGTGGTGCTGTTCAAGTCACCAATGATGAACTGAGCAGGATCACCCACTGTGATGTTGTCTGCCGTGGCAGTAATAGTCACGTCATCAGCAAGAAGGTACTTGCTCAAGCCGCTGGATGTTTCAACGATAGTCTTCATGGTTTTAACCTTTCACGATGAGTTTAGTAGCCGACACGGCAGTGCCAGCAAAGACAGATGGATCGGCGGGGGTTTCACTCAACGTGCCGTCAGTTTGGACATAGTAGTCCTGTCCCGCAGTTAAGCCAGACTGTGCGTCATTAATAGAGCAACCCGTCTGGACAACAGCAGATGTACCGTCAGCAGCAGCGCCCTTGGCAATGCCGATGTAGTTCTTAGCGGTGAGGTTTGTTGAATCAGCTTGATAAATAACGGCTGTTCCTGCACTGGAAGACCCGCCATCAGCAAAAGCTACTACAACATTCCCCGATGCGTCTGCCCCAAGAGCGACAGCATTGATGGAGTCGCCACTGTCTAAATCGATAGGGTCGGTGAAAGTAATTGAAGTCCCGCTGACCGTTCCAGACACAACTTTAGCAGTGCTGGTTGGTTGGTCATTATACGCAATAACAACCGTATTAGAACTAGGGTTATACGTTGCAGACGAAAAATCACCTCTAGTAGATGACGCATTCACGACACTACCAAAAGATATACTTGTTCCACTTACCGTTCCGACTACAGCTCCTACAGCTCTAGCCTCAGAGAAAGTGTCTCTATCTCTAAAAACAAGGACTACTTTTTGCGCATTGGAGTCATACACGAGAAAGAGATTATCTCCGTAGCTCGTACTCGCCACAACCTTTGTACCGTATGATATGGTTGTACCGCTAACTGTACCCACAATGGCTGTACTGGCGCTAGAATTTGATGTATCTCGCCACGCTATAACAATTTTTTGAGCGTTCTCATCATAGGTGGCGGCAGTCATGTAACTATTACCGCTGTTAAACGTAACAACACCCCCAAAACTGATAGAGGTTCCGCTAACCGTCCCTACAACTGAATCACCTCTAATGGAGGAGGTGTAGTTGCTGTAAGAAACAACAATTTTATTTGAATTGCTGTCAAAGGCTATGGCGTTATAGTAGGAAGTGACACTGCTGTAAACTGTGGGTGTACCAAAGCTAATGCTAGTCCCGCTAACTGTACCTACTACCGCTGTTCCGTAGTTGTTGTTGTCCGTATCCGCATAAGCAAAAACCACCTTGTTTGAATTGCTGTCAAAAGCACCCACTATAAAAGCTGCGTCGGCGTCAAAAGACACAGGGGTACCAAAGCTAATAGCTGAACCCGAAATAGTGCCAACAATAGCAAGAGCGTTAGCGTTGGCTTCACGGTACGCTATAACAATTTTCCCTGCGTTACTATCATAAACAACACTAGGATAGGATGTGGAATCAGACTCAAATACAACGGGGGAGTTTACGCCTTCGGATGTTCCACCAACAACACTAACAGTCCCATCAGAATTAACCACAACCGTGTCGCCGTTAGCCAATGCACCACTGGCAACAGCCCGTACTTCACCATCTACAGGTGTGTTGCCTATGGTACGCATTAGCTGATCTCTTCGTATGAAACGATAACTTCCAAGTCGTTGGCTGTGCCAGCAGTTGCTGTGATTGAGCGGTCTTCTTCGAGGTAAATCGCTGTGTTCTTATCCAAAGCAATCAAGGATGAGTCGCCAGCAACTGATACAGTGCTTACCAGCGAGTATGCTGTGCCACCGCCAGCAGCGGCGCTGTGCATATCAACGGTAACGTCACAGGCGTTTGCGCCATCGACGTTAGCCACTTGGATCATGTTGACCTTGAAGACCTTGCCACTTGATGCAGCATTGCTAACCAGTGTGGTTTGCGAAGTTGAACTTAAAGCCACCAGCGCCGACTTGGCGGTGATTGTGGCGACATTTACTACGTTTGGGGCGGTCATGGTTTTCTCCTATTAACCGAATACAATAGCCATAGCGATGGCTTTTCCTGTTGAAGCCGCTGCGTCGGCCTTGTCTTCGACAGTCTTTAATGTCGTATCAAGGTCGTCCCAGTTTCCGTTAAGATACCCACCCCAAGCGTCTTCGTCGCCGCCTACGGATGGCTTATTCCAAGAATAATTTGTCGTTGTCGTAGGCATTACGCGGCCCTCTCTAAATAATCTGCTTCAACCCATGTATTACTTGGGTCTGGCGCTTCTGTCCATGCTGTCGTAGTTTCGCCTGCGTCAAGCCACTTGTAGCGAGACAGAACATTTACTGTCGAACTCAAAGCATCTGTCGCAGACATTAATCTAACGCGATTATAGCTTATATTTACAACGGATGATAGTGCCACATTAGCGCGACCTACAACGTCAATAACCCCGTTGCCCGTTACCGTGGCTGTAAGGCTTACATTTGATGCGGCATCTACAACTCTCACGGCGCTACTTGTTACGCTACAAGTTAGACCAATCGAGGCAGCGCCTTCTTCAACACTGTGGTTGACGCCGTAAATATAAGTTCCGTAAGTGTTCAAGCCGTAGCCCGGCCTAAAGCCTTCCGCTTCTGGGTATTCTACCGCAACCGCTACCACCACACCCTGACAAACAATGTCAGCCGCAGCAGTCACAATCTTAATTGCCACTGCCGTTGTGGATGACGTGCAGGTTAATGCCGCCGACGCATCAGTAATGACATTAGAGCCAGCGCTGACGTTTGCTACGCAAGATACACTGGCGCTACCTAATTTTACCTGCCTCAACGTGGCAACTACCGAGCAAGATGTTACGTCAGCCGAGGCTGCTTCACGAACCCTGACGGCAGAAGACCCCACCGAGCAAATCGGCGATATGCTTGCCGCAGCATCAATTATAGAGCCGGATAAACCATAAATATCCTGCCCATAAAAAGCATCGCCATAATTTGCGCGGTAGACAGTCATTAGGCTAACGTAATGTCCAGATCACCAGTTGGGATACGGAACACATCTCCGTCATTAATTGCCTTGGCAACAGTCAAGGCGCTGTGGACAATCATGTCACCGCTGCTTGATGCAGTCATAACCGCCATGTGCGATATTGTTCCCCAGTTACCGCCACTTGCAGCAGGAAACTCAACAGCCGACGAGTTAGTTGCTAAATCATTTGCAACATTAAAGCTGACAACTGTTCGCGCATAACCGTTGCCCGAAACTTCGCTGGCAGTAGAACCAGAATCGGTTGGGTCGGCTGTGAACAGTCCAACATACCATGCGGTTGGCCTTGTCACGCTGGCCGCAGTGAACACATAGTTCAAAACGTGCGTTTCGTAAGTATTAGTAAAAGACATTTAGTCTCTCCGATCAGATATATCTGGTGCAACCATACACCATGTTTTGCTTAATAGCTAGTGACCCGCATACGCAAACCAGAACCCGCAAATCGCGTGTCGTCAGACGCTTTTTGCAACGATTGCATTGCCGCCGAGTATAGAGCCGCCCAAGTCTGTGTTCGCTGGTCGTCTGCCAAGTATGGAGCCGACTGAACCAACGCGCCGTACAGGTAAACGTCAGGTGCGTCCTGTATCAACCAGTTGTATGTGTTTGTGTCTGTAAGGTCAGGTATTGACTGATAATACATGAGCTGCATTCCGTATTCGCCATCTGGCGTCGGAAAAACCTCGATACTTTCGCCAACGTGAGAATAGAATTTAGGCGTGCCAGTGCCGTTGGAGTTGTCCTGACGGTACTTAATCATGTCGTCAAGGCTGGCCATCTCTAACGGTCTAGTTCCATCAGTTGTTAAGCTAAAACGCAAAGTTTCAAGCCAATCGGCAGGAACCTGCACGTATCTGCTGTCAAGCGTAGCGTCAACGCGGTTGACCATCTTATAATGGCGCAAGTCGCGGTTTATGCCAGCTTCAGCCAACGAAATGAAGTCTGGAATGACCGCCGTAAGGTCATCGCGGTTAAGCCAGCTTGAAATGCTGCTTTTTAACTCTGCGTAAGTTGTGATTGACATTACTTCTTGCCCTTCTTGGCAGTTTTCGCCGCAGCTTTAAACGCCGAAGCCTTGGGCGCACCCTTCGCGCCGGGCTTACGCATTTTCTCACCAGAGCCAGCGGCTATTCGCTTCTTCTTGGCGGCAATGTTGCTATAAAGCCCCATTACTTGCGCCTTTTGTTAAGGCACTTACCAGCACGCTTACAAGCGGCAGGTGTAGGGCAACCCTTGCAGGTCTTGAATACTGGTGCTTTCATTGGAGTAATCCTTGTTGTTGGGTTGGCTGTGTTGGCGAAGGCGAGATAATACCTTGCGATTGCGAGCCTTGGGCCATTGCTTGCTCTACATCCATTGTGGAGACACCCAGCATAGCTGCCGCGCCTGCGATACCGTACTTTTTCACAATGCTAATTAGCTTGTCATCAAACACAACAAAGTTTTGCGTAGCCGCGTCGGTCCCGCGCGAGCCAGCATCTAAGTATTTTATGCCGGGGATGCCTTCAGCCTTCAGATAGTTAGATAATTCAGCAGAGGGGTTTTCAGCGCCACCTTGAAGTTTCTTACCCCCGATGTCCAACATCAAATCCTTGCCAGTATTCGTTTTATGGGGCAGTAATGGCAATATTGACTGACCCGTCAGTGCCTCATAGTCCGAAATGTATTTGGCAGCCTTTCCTGTCTGGCTACTCAATGAAGCATCATAATCAAGAAAGTCATCTGGGTTTGCGTCGATATTAACCTCGTACAGACTACCTGCGTTAAAGTTTCCTGTGCGCTTGTATTCCTCCAACTGGGCTATCTTATCTCCTTGGATTTGAAGCTGCATGTTAAAGTTGCGCTCCGCACCCTTGAATGCACCAGCTTTATTGCGCTCAAGTAGACCGTTTAACTTTTGTTGTGTCTCAAATATGGCGCGATCAACGTCACCACCCACGGCCTTAAGTGTGCGCTCTGCGCCTGCCCTGCCAAAACCTGACAATTCATCTCGATACTTTTTGGCCACATCCTCTGCCTCTGCAAAGTAAAGCCCGTGCCCGTAAGCCTGCGCACCCTCACCTGTGCCGATTGCGTCCATGCTGAACTCGTCAAAATCATGCGGACTGCCGTGATAGGCTTTAATGCCTTGGGAAGTCTCACCAGCAGGCCGTAACCGCACGTTACCGCCGACAGTGCCAAGCGCAGTCGGATCAAACTCAACACGGTCAGCCAAGTCAGCCACTTTGCGACCAGCAGCCATGATTGGACGTGCAAGCGCATCACCAGCGCCCGGCACAAGGCCAATGGCCGCGCCAGTACCCAACAGACCCGCAGCCATAAGTTCACCGCGAGAAGCAGCATCGTATGCCTCGCCCAGCGCTAACGCATCACCAATGCCGGGAATAAAGTCTTGGGACGCCTGCACAGCCTTAACACTAGATGGCATCTCGTCACGATTGCGAGCAAGAAGGCCATCTTGATATAAATCCGCATATCCGCCAGACGGAGCCGCCGTGCGGTAATCCTCCTGCGAAAACAGCCTGTCCCAAATGCTAGCCATCAGGCCACCCCTTTTAAATTCCGTCGCAGTGGCTTACCCCACGTTGACGCCTTGCCGCCGAGTGCCGTCGCAGCGTCAGACGCCAGCGTAAGGCACACAGCGTCCGCCAAGTCAGGTGAAGCTAACCCACGCTTACGCATGTCATCCTTACCTTCAGCCTTCATCTTGCCGCTGCTGACGAAACTATACCTGATTGACGTTAATTCTGCAATAAGCTGCTCGTTACGTGGCAACTTAGCTCCGCGCTGCTCCAGCCAGCCACGCATCTTAAACCACAACTCAGCCCGCAAGTTCGTATATGTATCCTTCATACTTGGCGATTCCGCCACGTTAATGCCACGCACAGGCAGGCCAAGCTCACGCAAACGATCCACAACGCCACCACCCATGCCAATAACATCAACCATAATCTCACTAGGCCGTATACTCATCGGCAAGCCATCATACTCAGCCTTCACCCGACCCACAGTCTGCATCAAATCCAAACCCTGCCAACTGTTAATCTCAGTTATCGTATTACCCTGACGCTTGGCCAACGCCGTCTTGTCCGACCCAAACCGTGCAACGTCCAAACCCCAGATGACCGTCGCGTGGTCGTCAGGCTCAATGTCGCGATGCACCGCAGCATCAACCAAATGAAACGGCACAATCGTGTCGTCATCCGCCAGCGGAAACTCACCAAGCACGCGAATCCGATAAGCATTGCTCTCCTCGCCATACCGCAACTTCATCTCGTCGATAAAATCACGCGATACCAACGGCGACTTAATACACGACCAATGGTGGCACTTCCAACTGCCCGACAGCCGCGTCTGCGTCTCAAAGAACGTACCACTTGACCGCGTAGGGTTAGACGCCAGCAACGTAACCGCACTGTGACCAGACATCGAACCAGCCGCCGCCTCAAAGACCTGTTCAGGCACACCCGACGCCTCGTCCACAACCAACATAACATTCGCAGAGTGAACACCAGCCAACGCCTCTGGCGTCTCAGCCCGACTCGTCCGAGCCGAAATAAAACCCTCCGACGGCGCAGCAATCAACGACACCCGGTCATTCTTCACGTCAAGTATCGGACGCAACGCCTCCGGCAACTCATTGATCCAACGCTTCAACTCAGCAAACAACGCATCAAACAACTGGCCACTGGTCGGCGCAGTCACCACAACCTTGAACGGAAACCGCGTCATCGCAAACCAAAGCATGGCCCACGAGAACGTCGTAGACTTCCCCGTACCATGCCCAGAGCGAACACTAATCTTGCGCTCACCATTGGCAATATCAACAAGCAACGCCTGCTGATAATCAAACGGCTCAGCACCCAAAATTTCACGCACAAACGCAACTGGGTCATCCCTATACGTCGAAACAAAGTCTACTAACGGGTTCTCTTCACTCATCGTCGCCACCCTCAATCTCAACAATCGTCGGCGTCACGTTGCGCATCTGACGCAAAGCCTGCAAGTGCAAATCTCCAATATTAACATTAACGACATCACCCTTCGGCTGGAACCTCGCCGCATCGTACACACCCGTCATCCACTTGCGCACACCAATCTGCTCTCTGGCCGCCGCTACGTGCGTCGTCGTCAAGTCAGGCCCAACCAAGTTATCCGCAATCTCCAACGCCTCGTCAGCCATCGCGTCAGCACGAACCTTGCGGCCCTCCGCCAGCGCACGCTTAAAGTCATCATTCGCGTTTAACTTACGGCTGACAAACGAACGATCCAAACCCAACTCATTAGCCAGCGTCGCAACAGTCCCGCCGTCAGCAACCCACTGAAAAATAAAATCAGGCCCAGTGATGCTCTCATTCGCCTCACGCGCAGCTATCTTTGCCATCGCCTCTATAGACGTAAACAACGCCCGCTTCTTTGGTTGACCAGCCATGTTTGCTCCAAGTTTTCAAAAATTTTTCTGACCGTAACATTATTTTTTCATTGAGGGTAGGGCATTGGTTTACTCACGTCTGATGCGGTTTTCTTGGGAATTAGTGCGTGAGATTGTACACACACACCCCCCGCCGAAAGCCGAGGTCGGGGGGGGTATCAGAATACCCCAAATCGGGCCAGATCGACGCGAATGACCTATAATCACCATTATGTTAATAAACGGATTCAATGATATCAATGACTTAGCCAAACTGGACTTATCATCAGATATGATTTCGCATAATGTTGACTGATTGTGGGGTACTATGATACCCGCGCGCACATGTATGTGAGCAGCGTTGCTGTGCGTCAGCGCACCTTCAGCTCATGCCAGCGCATTAGCCAACTTATCAGCCGCTTATGCAAACGTACAACATCCTGTACGTTTACTGCACTCGCCCATTTCCCCTCATCACGTCAAGTATCATCTCATCCGCATCCATTACTGCATATTGGTACTGCTCACGCATGTGCATCAGCACGCTTGCGAGTGCTGACATTACAACCAGCGGATCGTCGCCTTCATCGTCAACGAGGTATTGCGCCTCGGCAAACAGGTCCAACGACAGGTTAATCGTGCGCTGCTTATCGTCATCAGTCATCGTATCACCTTACAAAAATGGCCCCAGCATTACGCCGGAGCCTTAGTTGAGACAGTGCAGGCCACAGGAGAGCCGGGAGAACACAAACACCTGCACAAGCCAAGCCTACGACCAGCGCCCGCTAAAAGTCAAGCGTGTCATCTAACGATGTTGGCGTGTACCTCGTCACCTTCGCATCTGGGAACGCATCAGTGACCTTGTTGACGGCTGCCATCATGTCCTGCCACTGGTTCTCCATCATCGCGCAGACATCTGACACATGGTAAACCAGCCACGTTGGCCAGCGCTGGCGTATGGCTGACATTGAGCCACTGATAACGAAGCAATACACCTTACCGCCACGCTCACACAGCACGCCATCCACAGCGGGCGGCTGATGGCCGCTTGCCCTCGCGTTCACGTCCATAACCTCTAGCGCTTTCATCAGGCTCTGTGCCGCCGCTACAGCCAGCTCAGCGTCACTCACGCGCATCGCATAGTCTAACTCATCCTTCAGCTCCCTGTATCTCACCGCGTAAGCTGGCGGCACACAATCGACCAGCGTATCACCCCACACAGCCACTGAGCGTGCTGACGCGGCCACGTACGGCCTGACAGCAGCATACACCAGCGGAGAGTATGTGTGTGCGTCTGCTTCCCGCTTAAACGTGCCACGCTCTGCCATCGCCTTTTTAGCTGCCGCTGACTTTGGTTTCGCTTTAGTTGCTTTTGCCATTGTATCCCCACACCATTTGACCTGTGCCTACGCTGCACTCTTTTTTTTTACATTAAGCCAACCAAGCAAACAACTGCTTGACTGCTCCTGACTGCGACTGTGACTTGTTCCCGCGAAGCGGTAAGGAACAATTCACTGGCGCTGGCTGGCGCTGGCTCGCAGTTTAAATAATAGCGTGTGACGGCTTTATGCCGACACTCATTTTAACGTAGTGCCTGAATGGGTTGACAGTTGCGCGCCAGTGGTATAATTTCCGGAGGAAATTCAGGTTTCAGCACTGGCGCGTTTGCCCACACAGCTCCCATTCGGGGGCTTTTTTTATGCCCTATTCAAACGCAAGCGCGCCAGTGAAATAACCCACTGGCGCGCTTTTATGTCAACGTATTCAGGCACTTGCAAACTTGCGCGCCAGTGAACATTTTACCCGTTTCAGCACTGGCGCGCTTGATTGTTAGGCGGTTAGTTTACTCAATCACATCAAAGTCGTCATCGTCGCCATTTACCCGGCTTTGCAGTTCAGCGATAAACGCTGACATCGGTTCAATGGCTTTCTCGTATTTAAACTGCGCCTTGTTTTTGTGCGGCCAGAAGTTCACCTCAACCTCACTGCCGTCGATCTCAATCATGCACTGTATGTGCCACGGGGACGCGTCATAGTTTGGCCAGTAGAAGTCCATATGCGTTTGTGCGTTGGCCCAGTCCGCCCAAGCCTGCACATTGTATTCCTGCTCCCAATCGCGCTTGGCGTAAAAGCAATCCGTCCAATCGCCTGTCCATTCAACTCTCATCTCACTGCTCCCCTACTCTGCTGACCGACTGCACGCCCTTGCGCTCCTTGCGCTGGCTTGGACTGTGATACGTGATTTCCTCTAGCAAGCCCGTGTCCATCCACTCCTTGATGATGCCACGCGCCTGCACGGCTGACTTGTTGTCCGCAGCCTTCGGGAAGTTGAAGTTGGTGACGACTGTGCCAGCAAACCTTGTTCTGTCCTGTGGGCGTGATGAAAACATTTCACCCGTCTCTGGGCCAGCGTTGATAAGTGACAGCATACTGTTGACGATTGGCGTCGTCATGCCCTCCCACTTATCAGGCAGCTTATACTCGCAGCAAACGCCCACGCTCTCGCCATTGGCCAGCGTGACTGACACCATGCGACGGTAGACGCCTTTCTCTGCTGGCGGAGCCAAGTTTGCTTTGCCATTGTCCACGCGGAACAGGCCGATTACGTCATCTGGCTCCAGCCCCAGCCTGTTCAGTTCCTCATCTGTTAATTTATTTACAACTCTTGCTGACCTCGCTGCGCCGATGAGTGAACCTGCGCCACGCACTGAGTCAACCGTGGCTGCCTCGCCGTTTGATTTGCGGACGTGGTGAATCAAGTGGACCGCCGCGCCAGTTTCGCGTGCCAGCCTGCGCAGCATGGCCACGACGGCTTGAATGCTGCTGTTGGAGTTTTCGTTGACTGCGTGCGTACTGATAAACGGGTCAATGATGACTGTGCCAATGGCATTGTCGTTGATCTTGTCGCGCATAAAGTTTAGCAGCGCGTCGTTCTGCACGATGCCCTCACGCCCCTCGGCGGCCAGCATGATTGAAATTGTGTCTTCGCCGTCCATGAACAGCTTTCCTGCGATTTCCTCATGCTGGATGCCGTAATGCTTCATGGCCGCTGCCAGTCGAATTTGCATTTCGGTCAGGTCATCCTCTAGGTTTACCAACCAAACAGATGTCGGCTCATGTACCTTTTCGCCCAGCAATGGCCGACCCGTCACGATTGCCAGTGCCTCGACCATAGCCAACGATGTCTTGCCGATACCACCTGCCGACGCCGTGACTGTCAGGAAACCACGAATATACGTGCTGCCATAAATCCAGCGGCGACGCGGCAATGTGGCCTCGTCAATGCGCGAGACAGGCGTTGGCCATTCCTGCGGCTTGTCGTCGTCGTCAATCATATCTGACTTCACCTCTGGCAGTGTGTGCTGTTCGTCTGGGATATAGTCAAAGTCATCTAGGTCTTCACTGACGGGCGCGTCGCTGATTTGCTTGTTGACCTGTTCGAACGGACTTGGCTTTAACTCTTGCCCGTAAGTCCTTACGGCGCTTGTAAAATCACCAGAGTGGTCAAAGTAAACGTACAGGTCAAATGCGTCGCCCCAGCAGTAGTTTTCCTTGCCTGTACCAACGCCCGCAGCCACGTCGCTGCCCGACATGCTGACCCAGTAATCGCCAAAGCATTTCGTCGCGTGGCTGCCAGATGACTGCATTGGGCTTTTGTAGCTGTCGGCTACACCTTGGCGCTCATAGCCATTGGCGAGCAACATATCCTCGACAGTGTGACGCGCGTTGAACTCGTCAACTGGGTCAACATTGTCGGGATACTGCTCACGCTTTGCCAGCCTGTCTGCGGCGCGGCGCTCACGGTCAGCGGCAGCACGCTTGGCGGCCATCTCTTCGTTCTTGCGGCGGAACACAACTGTCGCATTGATCTGACCCGTCTTGGGTTGCAGAAAACCTTGGCCACGCTCCTTGCGGCTTTGGTAAAATAGCGGCTCACCGTCAAAACGCCTGTCCGCTGGCACGTTTGGCAGGTAAATTGGCTGACCTGTGCGCGACAGCACATCATCGCACGTAATGTTGTGCTTAGTGCGTAGCTGCTCAAACAGTGCCAACTGGTAGTCAGCGTAATCAACGCCCAACAGCGGCTCGGCCAGCGGGATTAGCACGCGCCACTTCTTGTTGTCCTCAGTTGCGGAGCTGGATGAGTAGTAAAGCGCAGATGCGTTGCCTGTCACGTCCTGGACGGCGTTATGAAGCGTGTCGAGCGACGGATTGCCCTCGTCAACGTCGATGGCCATCATGTGATACTCGCCGTTCAGACGTTGCGCCTCGTGGTTTCGGCCATCATGTTCGCGGTATGAGCTGCATATGACAAAACTAGCGGAGGTTTTGTCCAACGCTGTCGGTGCCTCAACAAGACGCCCAATTTCCTTGAGCGTGATGCCGTCGTACATCGCTGTGTTATTATGAACTTTTGTGTCCCGCGAGCCGTGCGCAAGTAGCATGGCTGGCTTGTCTGTCGGTGTGGTTTTTGTTATGCTCATTGTGCGGACCTTTTTTGACCAGTTCGTTTTTCTCTGAGTGAACCCAGCAGCTTCCCACAGCCGCTGGGTTCTTTACTTTTCGGGTGACTTAAAACGGGATTTCGTCACCTAGATCGTTGGCCGCTGGTGCCGCTGCGATATTAGCAAACGGGTCAGCAGCTTTTGCTGGGCCAAAGTCGTCAAGTGAAGCGTCAGAGCCGCCCGACATTGTTGACGCCACTTCCTCGAAATCGTCTAGGCCACCGCCACCGTACACTGCGTGAACAACTTGCACGGTGTCAATAAGCAACGAGATGCCACCTTGGCCGTCTGGGTCGGTCACTGGGTATGCCGTTACCTTGATTGAGCCAGTTGAGCCACCCCAGATATTTACGTCAGCTAGTGGCAGCTTGTCACCGCCGATGACTTTTGGCTTTGGGTTCTCATCGCCAGCGCCGTTGGTGCCGTTACGCTTTGCGCGGAAGTTAAACGTGCCGTCGTCGTTCTTGGACATGCCAAACACCTTGCCAAATGGTGCCTTCGTTTGGCAGCTCTCATAGTGCGCCTTTAGCTCTGTGTGCAGCTTGCCAGCGGCCTCCGGGTCCATCTTCCAGCCAATGCTGTATGCAGCGCCGTTGGCACGTGGTGGGCATTCCTCGCTACGCTTTTCTGCTGTGTTAAACTTATAAGTTGCGCCCAAGCGAGGGTACTGAAACTCTACGTTGCGAATCATTACTGGTTTGAAATCTGTCTTAGCCATGTGTTTTTCTCCTAGAAGTCTTCGTTGTCGGCTGATTCTTGCTCCAGCCACGGTGGTGTATCAATCATGTTGATACCTGTCGAATAGCCCGTTTCATACACGTTGGTTTCGCGGGCTGTCTTTATATCGCTGAGTGCCTTGTGCATCGCACTGTCGGCCCAAGCAACATAATCTAGTGTCAATTCAGTGACGTTAATAGCGAACGGTGCCGTCTTTTCAACAAAGACGAATATAAACCGTTCAGCCTTAAAACCTGCGCAGCGTAAAGTGTGCAGATAAAAAGCCGCCTGAATTGCGTATGAGTATTTACGAATGTCTGCCTCAACTGCCCTTGGTGAGCTGTCTTGGCAAGTCTTGATGTCGAATATCGCACCCGTCTCAGGGTCGTAGCTGTCGGGGCGGCACTTGATGTCGAGACCAGTCAACGGGTCTGTGGCGAAGAACGACGCCTCGTTGATTGTGTCCTTGCCCTCCATTTTACGTCCCACTGGGTGGCTTAACACGCTGTCGGCCACTGACATAGCCAAGTCATAGTCACCCGCAGTCAGCAACAGCTTACCTGCGGCCTCTGCGTCTGCAAATGCTTCCGACCATTGCTTGCCACGACGGTCAGCGCCGCCGCGCACGATATTCTGCCCGCCTTCTAAGCAGATGTCGTGGACGGCAGTGCCAATGGCCATTGCCGGTGTTGGCTTGAACGATGCCCGGTGCTTCCAGTGTGCCAGCGATTTACCGTACACAGCTTTGACATCAGATGAGCTGATGGCTTCTGTCTTGTGGTATTCGGCATTGGATAGCTTGTCAGCGGTTATCATGCCATTTTCTCCCTTGCTATGAAGCAAAACGCCTCAAAATCTAGTTCAATTGTCCAAAAATCGTCATAATCAGACAGCGCAGACATCGGTATTACGCAGCGAATTGGCTTGCGGTCATACTTATATATCAACGCTGGTACTTTTCCCTCACGCTCGGCAGCGGCACAAGTCTGCGCCCACCAAGCTGTCTGGCCGCCGATTGGGCCATCCTTGTAGCGTTTAAGCTCCAGCGTAAACGGAAAGTCAGGGTCACTTGGTATCAAGTCACCGTGCAGCCCTTCACGGTACTGCTCTAGGTCGCGCTTAAAGCTAACGCCAAGCTCATCAAATAACATGATGGCAACCTCGCGCTCAAACGCTGCGCCCTTGTTGCGCCCGTTTACCATCAGTCAGCACGCGGTTGAGCTGTTTGGTAGCCTGCCGCTGCCGCATCGGCAATCGCCAGCATCCGCATGTAAGCTGTCACAGTCAGACCCTTTGACTTGGCGGACAGCTTGACCGCAGTGTATGCGGCCTCGTCCATATTAATCTGCACATTCTTCATCTGAAGTCTCCTTTTCTCCAAGCACCATATCAATTAAAAAACATTGTGCAAGAATGTTTTTTGCATTGACCTGCATTTGTTTTGCCTTTAATTATGTTTTACGATTACTCAAACAAGGAAAACCCATGAACAATCTTATCGAACGCGCCGCCGAATTTGTATTCTTAATCGCCTTGCTGGCCATCCCAATGTTTTTCTCAGGAGGATTTTAAGATGCTTGCTGCAACCTGCCTTGCAATGGCCGTTTACTATGAAGCCCGTTCAGAGCCGCTTGACGGCCAGCGTGCCGTCGCTGATGTCGTCTTGGCTCGCAAGCATCATGTATCGTACCCCGACACAGTTTGTGCAGTGGTCGCTGAAGACCGTGGCAGCAAGGATTGGGACTGCCAGTTTAGTTTCATGTGTGACGGCCTTCCAGAGCGACCCACAGGCGCTGCATGGACCACTGCGCAGGCCGTAGCAGCCAAGGCAATCGCTGAACCAGCCATTGTTCACGCCACGCATTACCACACAATAAATGTGAAGCCTATCTGGCGGCACGATTTGACCGTAGTCGGCAAGATTGGCTCTCACGTATTCTACACAGATGGCAGTTGCCATTTGCCAACGTGTTCACTGCGCCCACAAGCGCGACCACAGGGAGACGTGTTATGATTGAGTGTGAGCAGTGCAACGGAAAATACAAAGAATAATTGGGAGCATAATTATGGAAAGCAACGATGACGACTTCAACCTAAAGATTACTGTTAGAAACGGCAGACTTCTCAGGGAAATACGCGCCAAATATGAGTCATCCGCAGACATGGCTCGGAAGGGCAACCTGCAAGCCACCCAAGTTAGTGCGCTTGTCACAATGCGAGATAGGCCCATCAATAAGAATGGGCAGTGGCGAGACATTGCCCTTGATGTAGCGGGTATGTTGAGCTGCGACCCAGAGTACTTGTGGCCTGAACACATGAAAGAGATCAAGCTAAAGCGGGCGACAGCAGAGATGAGTGTAAGCTTGGACACCGTAACGCAGATTTCTAAATACGGCTCAATCGCAGACTTTGAGCGTGACGAAATAGTCGGATCATTAATGGATGGATTAACGCCAAGGGAAATAAAAGTGATTGGCATGATTTATCACTCTGGCGAAACACTGGATGCGATTGGAAAAGAGATTGGCGTAAGCAAAGAGCGCGTCCGTCAAATTGAAGCCAAGGCTATACGAAAGATGCGGGCGCACGCACACAGGAAGAAGTACATATGCCGAAAGCCCCGCACGAGAACCGATTGGGCGCGGATCGGAGATCGCGCTGTCCGAGCGGAAGTTCTGTGTGACGTTTTCGATGAATAGGAAGGGAAATGACATAATTGAGTGCATAGAGTGCGGTGGCACTGGCGAGTGCGAGGTTGATTACTACATGCCGCACAGCAGTGGCCGAGATGTCGGCTTTATTGAAACGAAAATTGAGGAATGTGACTGGTGCGGTGGCACTGGTGAAGTTGAGGAGGACGAATAATGGTTAATATAATCGGAACAATCGGAGAATTTAGAAGTGTCAGACGCAACAATAATAACGCAGCGCCTACTGAGGTTGAATGCCGTGATGCTGGAGCAGTCGGAGAAAGCGGACAGGCCGAACCTACGACAGCAACTGCAAGCCCAGCAAGCATTGATGGAGATGCTAGAACGCTCCCTCCAGCGGTAACAGATGCGGAAAAGGCAGAAGAGAGGCTTGGTATAGCCATGCTGCGCGAGGCTCTGAAAAACCCGCTGATTCCAAACCCGCCCAAGTGGCGACAGGCGACGGCGTTTGCCCAAGCCAAACGTGCGCAGCTTGCAAAGGAGCGGAGAGAGCGAATTAAGCTCTACGCAGAGGAAGGCATAATGACTGTGCCGCAAGTCGCACAGATTGAGCGTGTAGCCCAAACCACTATTCGGGCTGATTGCCAAGTATTGGGCGTGCGGTTGCGGGTTAGTGAGGTCAAGGTGTCTCCGTATCAGGGTGAAATCTCAGCCCGACGCGACAGACTTGAGGAAATGGCACCAACGGGAATGACACGCGCTGCTGCGGCTGCTGAACTAGGCGTGTCGGAATCAACGGTTAGGCGAGACGTGTCGATTATGAGAATAAAATGGAAGGGAAAAGACCAATGAGCGATAGAAGAATACTCATGCTAGAGAACAATCTCAACGAATCACGCACGCTAATCAGCGTTTTGCAGAGCAAGGTCGCACGCCAGCGCGATGATATAACGAGATTGCGCAGCCGCGTGGACACGTTGATGTTTGATAAGAAGGAAGTCACAAAAGAGCGCGACGAACTACGGGAGATAGCCAATGGCCAATAACAAACGTCATCCCATCAAAGAGCAAACCAAACAAATCTGGCGACTATCCAACCAAGGCATGTCTGGTAAAAATATCACCAAAGCCCTTGGTCTAAATCGTGGGATTGTCAGCGGTGCTATTAATCGCGGGCGTAAATCAGGAAGCTGCAATAAGAAGGTGAGAACAAAAACCACCGCCCGAAACAAAAGCCCACTGACTTATGGCTATATTGGTCAAGTCATTGATGCACTGTCAGTTGACCAACTTGATTGGTTGTTTGTTGAGAGCGAGACCGTAGGGTACAACACATGCGCGGAGTACATTGCTGAACTTGTGCAGGACGCCTATGAAGAAGCAATGGCAAAGGAAACCAACCAATGAACAGAGATGAAATACTGCAAACCGCAGAGAACTGCATCACAGTGGACCGCGCAGCAACTCACGGCGACGCTGAGGATAGCTTCCAAACCATAGCCGACGCTTGGTCGTGGTGGCTGTCAAATCGTAGCATCCCAGAAAGCCCACTTGAATCCAGCGATGTCGCAATAATGATGTCGCTGTTTAAGATTTCTCGCATTGCTGGCAACGCCCAGCACGAAGACAATTACATTGATTTAGCTGGTTACGCCGCGTTGGCTGGCGAAATATCAACGGTGGAATAACCCCGCAATGTCATCCGCCTCGGCCCGCTCAGTAAATTCTGCGGGCCGAAGCGTCGTCGTCTGGAAACCCTTTAGCTGATACTCGCTAAACACGCGGATCATTTTTAGCGGCATACAACAGAAAACGAAAATCTCCGCACCTGAGTTGCCACGGCTGAACTTAAATGACCCAGATAATGTCGGCTGGATTGACGACTTAACCTCAACGCGCAGCACACGCTTAGACGGTAGCGTGACATGCAAATCACACGCACCCGCAGCGACGTGAGCGGTCTCCAACCCAGCCATTTGAAACTTTGACGCGGCAAGGAATTCTCCCGCACGGCCAACGCCTGTGGAACTTAGTTTAGCTAACTTAGCCATATCAGCTAATTACTTGCACAATTTTTCGCGGGTTTCATTGTGCCGCACAATTTGGCGCAGCAAATCCGCGTCAGTCCAATCAACGACCGATTGATCTTTGAATGTAATTACTCGCGAAACATCGCAGTAAGTGTCACCCGTCACTGTCGCTGCGCACCCAGCGACTAGCACGGGCAGCAATGTCATCGTCACTAGCATTTTGAAGTTCATCTTCGACCTCTTTCGCTGTCAATATTTTCTCAAGGCGATTATCCTTGATTTCGTATTCTAACTCGTCACGGCCATCTGCACGACCCCGGTAGTACACAGTTACAATGGCCAATGCCGCAGCGCCAATCAACGCTGCGTACAGCTTCAGTTTGCCCAGCAAAAACATCAGCGGTCACCTTTGTTCCATTTGCTAAGACGCTCAACGTCAATCACGCCCAGCGCCACCATCGCTACCACTGCCAGAACCCCCATGATTGCTAGGTTCTGCCAAGGCAGCCCACCGACAACACCAACAAGCGGCGTGGCGACAGATGCCATCTTTGCAACAGAAGAAGCTTGGATTGTCTTGGTTTGGGCAATCCTCTTCCGCTCTGGCTTCTTTTCGGTTTCTGCGCTGTTTAGCCATGATGTCACTTGAAAGCACGGACATTGCTTGGCCGAAACCTCGTTATGTCCACGCACCTTTGTGATTGATGGGTACTCCATGCGCAGTTGAGCAATTAGCTTGCGCAGCGCACGATCCTGTTCAGGCGTAAAGTTTTCTTCAAACTTGTCGTCTTGATTGCCGCCGTGTCCACCCCATAGGGAGATAGCAACTGAACCCGTGTTGTGGCCCTTCTGCGCGGCTGGCGTCTTTTCAATTGGGCGACCTTCAGTAATCGTTCCATCACGATCCACAAAATACGAATAGCCCACATCTGACCAGCCTCGGTCCAAATGCCAGCGCTTGCACTCGGCAGCTTTCTCGCTAGACCGACGTCCAGCCCACCACTCTGCGCGTGTTGCTGTGCAATGTACGAATATGCTATCTAGTTTTCTCATCAGTCAAAACTCCTATCTTAAAGCAATGCAGGTACTCATTGTTCTTTGTCACAAGTACAGTTGCCTTTGTCAGTTGGGTAAAGCAACCATTCTCAGAGGCGTACTGCCCAATCTCGAAGTGTGTAACGACAGTTGTTAGCTGCATCCAGACAAGAACCCACATCACCACTTCTCCATATATCTGCCAAGGAAAAACAACAACGCACCGATACCACCAAGACTAGCCAACCCACTAAGAGACCAAGCGATAGCCTGCATCATCTCTTCACGCTCTTTTTCTTTTTGCTTCTGCGCTGCACGTCGAGCCTTACGCGCTTCGGCCTGATATTGTTGCCAACGGTCCCAAGTGCCGGGTGGCCCATATAGTCGGCACCAGCTCTCCAGCTCACGTCGCTTTTCTTTTAAATCTTCGAGTGCTTGGAACTCTTCCCAATCACCCTCGGCACCGCCTGTTATGGCTGTTATCGGGTTGTTTTTCTTGCGCTTAACCGCCTCTTTAAGCTCATCTTCTGCGGTGAGAAATTTACCAACCTGACCGATAAGTCCATTGATCTCAGAACCATTGGCCAAACAAGTCTTTATGACCGAGTATGCAGCGTTTGCTGCTGCAATGGTGGCGAGAACTGACATGGCTCACCGCTCCATCAATCGGTCTATCTTTTCCTCAATACGGTCAAACTTGGCAACAATTTGGCCCATCACGGCAGAGCTATCAACCTTTGTGACGTATTCTTTGGCCATCTCTTCACGGGTGCGGTTTAACAAAATACGCACCCGGTCAAGCTCTTCCTTTTGGGATTTGATCCACCACACAACAAAGGCAATTACCGCTGTCAGGCCAGTGTTCCATAGTGAATCCATTTCCATTAGTAAGTACCTTCCCAGACGCGGAATTTGGCAAACTCGCCAGAAATCATCTTGCGTTTGACAACCTCTTTAGCAGCCTCTGTATCAGACCACGCCACGCCAGCTTCTTTCAGCCATGCACCAAGAACAGCGGGGTCCAGAAAGCCAGCAAGGCGATTTTCACCAGACATGCCTATGCCAGCGTCTCTAGCCATCTTCGCATCTTTTAGCGCTTGGCTTACGTCGTGGCGCTGCTTAATGACCATGTGGTCATGCTCAAAGCTAATATTTTCTGAAATTTTTGCCATGTCTTATTTGCTCTTTGCACGCTTAGTGGGCGCTGGCGCTGGAGCTGGCTTAACGTCTCCGAGTACCTTTAGCGCATCTGGACGAACGCGCATCAAGGTCTGGACCTCTGGATTAGGAAGCTCTGCGGTGTCACCTTGCACCAACTTGCCGATGGACGTGTGAACTTTGAAACCTACAACTAAAACTTTTTTCATGTCATTTTCCTCAATGAAGTTAGAGGGGCGACAAGCCGCCCCTCTATTTAATGTATTACGAAGTTGTGTTGTCGTAAATCGCGCCGTTGGCTTTTTCGTTCTTTGAGCAAAGAGCCAATTCGGTTGTGACCTGACGAGTAGTGTTGTCGCCATTTTTCGCAAGTGCAACATTCTTGGTTCCACGCAATACTGCGCATTCCCACATGTTGTCCTGCAAAATAAACACGTCGCGTGAACGGTTCTCGCGGCTTGGCATAAACTCAACTGTACCCCACGGAGTGACATACACCGCAAGAGATTTCACAACAGTCTCATCGCCAGCCTGTACGGAAGAACGCTGATTGTTGTTACCAGTGAAGCCCAGAGCTACATTCATTTGGAATGCAGACAAGTACACTGTATCTGGCTTGCCGCCTTCTTCCCAAATTGACTGCATAACGTCGTCAAACTTGGCCTGCGAGAATGCAGTTGGAGAAGTGTCGTCAGTACGAGCGTCTGTACCGTCGCCAGTTGGGTTTGCGCCTGAAGCACCAGACTGGAAGTTTACGTTAGTAATCAACCATGATGGTACACCACCAGTTTTACGAGCAACTGAGTTGCTTCCAACTACGTTGCCTTGGTTTGCGAAAAGAGCTTTTTCGATGTCTAATTTTTGCGTTTTAGCGATGAGCAATGTTTGGTAGGCCAATTCCTTGGCACGACCCGCATTATCTACTGCTTCATCCGTATCGGAAACGACCACAGCATTTTTGAAAATCTGTGTGCGTGCGCCGAGACGTACAGTTGGAGTAACTGCATCGGCAGATGTTGCATCGCCTTCAACGTGAGCATTTACGGTAGAAGCACGCAATGCCTGAGTTTGCCACTCAACCAGCGTGTTCTTCGCTTTGGTTTTGCTCGACTTAGAGTAGAACGGAGTGTCACTTGGGTCCACGTTGTAGATCATGTCACTTAGGTCTTCTCTGATGCCAACGGCGTCGTATGTGTCAAATAAATTTGTAGGTTGCGTCATTTGTTTAGTCCTTTCAAAGACTTAGGAGTTAAGCATCAAGCTCAATGCGTCATTGATTGAGCCTGATTTCTGCAAGCGCTGTTGCGCTTTTTTGCGAGTGTTGGCTTTGCTGTCCACAGTTTTCTTTGCCCCAGCTTTCACAACAGGACGGGCTTTCTGACCCTTCTGCTGCGTTTCCTTGCGCTTAGATACCAATGCCCGATACTTACGAGCGTCGTTCAATGCCCGCACATAGCGTGCGTCTGATACGTTGGCCATTTCCTCGGCTGTAAAGCCGTAATCCATGCCCACTTGCATCAAATCACCCTTCAATTTCTCGCCTCGTTCTGGGTCTGAAATCTCAGGTATATGCTGCTTCAAAACCTCGGCCTGCTCTTGCAGATACGACTGATGCGCCTGCTGTTGCTGCTCTGATTGCTGTTGCTGCAATTGTTGAACTTGGTACATTTGCTGGTCGTGACCTGCCTTGGCCTCGTCATATTTGAGCTTTTCTTCCATGTACCCAATTGGGTCATTGTCAAATAGCTCGCGGGACGGTGGGACGGGGGCAGTAACGCCATTTTGCGCTTGCTGGTACAACTGCAAGACTTGCTGTTGCCGTTGTTGCAGCTCGGCGGCCTGCTGTTGGATTTGCTTTCGCGCCTCCGCAGCCTCTTGAAACCGCTTGCTGATTGCCGCTTGACCCGCAGCAGACTGTTTTAGCTGCTCAAGTGTCCAGTGTTCATCTTTGCCGTCAACTTTAACGGGGATGAGGTTGGGTTGAGCGTCTTCAACTTCTACTGAGTCTTCGTCGTCAATTTGGTCGTCATCGTAATCGTCGGACGCCTCAACGTCATCTGAATACTCTTCTGATGCTTCAATCTCTTCACTTGGACCGTCGTCTTCAGGCTCAGTGATTAAGTCAACAGCGTCACTCAAATTATCCGATGCTTCAGGAGCTTCGGAGGTCGATAGCAGGCTTTCAGCCGCTTGTTCTAGGGTAGTCGCTTCCACGGTGCTACTTCCTTTGCTTGCGATCTAAAAATGTCTCTGCCGTCGTAGCGGCGTCGAGTTTCATTTCGATCTGGTTTAGCGCACAGATTATCCCGTGCGCCGCTTCGCGTGCCTCTACGTCAGAGGCAGCGCTGTCTGTGAAAACCGTTATCTGGTCATCACGAACTTCTTGCATAAATGACAGAAACGAGGTGTCGGTTTTTAGCCGCCTCGCTTCGTCTGCTTTCATGCGTATTTCTGTTGTCATTGCTGCGGTGTACCTTGTGCCATTCCACCAATCATACGAACTTTGTCCTGCTCGGCTTGAATTTTAGCCACATCAACGGAAGTGCCATACTGTCCGTAAATCTTAGCCGCATCAACAAGCAGGTCTTGCGCCATCTTATCACGTTGTAGGTCGTCATTTGAAGCCGCTTTTTGTGCGTCTAATTGCAATTTAGCCATGTCAGACTGCATCTTGGCCTGCGCCTTAATTTGCTCAGCCTGCAAGAACGCTGCGTTTGGATCGGCTGGCTGGCCTTGCGCCTCTTGAGCTTGCTGTTGCATTTGCAGCATTTGCATCTCAATCTCTGGCGTAATCGGCGCAAAATAGCGGTCAGCGTTGCGTATGCCAGAAACGGCCAACTGATCGGCCAACGTGTTGCGAATGTTGGTCATGCTAACCAAGCCATTCTGCGGGCCGTATGTCTGGTAAACCATAGTCTGCATTTGCAGCGCTTGGTTTAGAGCTATCATCTTTTCCTCTTCACGGCCAGTGCCGAGACCGACGTTGATACTCACGTCATATGAGGAATCCCAAACCCGTGGGTCAACTGGCACAAATGAACCGTTCATCCGCACCATTTGCTCTTCGTCTACGTTCTTGCTGTAGAGGCGAAGCATGATGCCGAACAAGTCACGCATACCATCGGCCAGATTGCGAACCATAACTTCGACTTGGCCCGCAGCAGCCTGTACGGTGGCCGTCACAGCCGCCTTAGTTGTTGACTGCATAGCATCTGGGTCAAGGCCCATAGAGGCTCTGGATACGCCTGTTTTAGTCTCTACAAGGCTGTCTAAATAAGTCAGCGCGCTAAGTGTTTGGCCAGCGACAAAGGGAACCGTCAAATCTTGCACAGCGCCCGGCTGGCGCATACGCACGATTGCCCCGATTTCGTTATTTAACACATCGTCAATGTTACATTGTGATTCGACGATGGCCAGCCTTGGGTTGTTCGTCATCGCCACGTTGTCCAATATGCCACGCAAAACAGATGTGGCTGCGTCTTGGTCATCCATGACAATTTCGGCAAGCGATTGGCCATAGAACGTGTGAGGCTCTGGGTCGATCTCAAATTTTGCAAATGGAATTTCATCGCATGGCTCATGGTCAAGCATTTCGTATGACGTGCCACCGCATGTAATCTTGTGCAAAACAGGAATGCCAGTGCCGTCTACGTCAATTCGCATATAGGCTTCCGTCACAGCGACATTGCGCATAGATGGGTCTTGCTCATCTTCGTCGGTTGTATCTGTTCCGTAACCTTGGCGCTCAAACACCTCGGCCTGCGTAATGTCAGAGCCATCCTCAAAGCTGTCCAAGTTTAAAACAACTTCGGGGTCGTAACCCATAGCAATCAAATCGCCAGCGCGCATGTCCGTGCGGTGAGCCACAACGTAGGCGTCGGCAAGGCTTCTAGCGTCACGGTCAATAAAGAACTCTTCGGGTGGCACGCTTTCAATGCAAAGCTCACCCTTGTCCTTTTGACGGCTAATCTTTGTGCTGTGGACAGGCATTTCAATTTCCATGCCCATTTCGTCAATCTCAACAGACATTTCCATGCTGTGTTCCAACACGGTCACGTCATCGTCTTCAACGAGATATGTGTACTCATCATCTGACAGGTCTGTGAATGTGTAAATCTCAGCCTCTGGGTAGGTCATCCAATAGGCTTTCACGATGCCTTGCTTTTTAACCAGTGCGTCTTGGAATGCGTCATTCATCACGCGGTACCCGTTTAAGCGGGTAAACTCATGGTGCATAAACTCAGTGGCTTGCTCTGCCATTGCCACGTCTTCTGGCCCGTTTGGCGTGTACTCAACAGGCTTGGCTGTGCTGAGAAAAATGCGCATCAAGCTTGGCTTTACCGCACGTACAGTATCCCGTACCTTTGTGGCCACAACTTTGCTGCGTCCTTCCTCGTGGCCAAGGTCAACCTCGCCATCGTAGTAGCGCTGCGCCCGAATGCGGCCCCGGCTAATTTCGCCTTCAATGAAGTCCACAGCGTCGGAAATTGCGTCCTGCACGATGCTCTCAATTTCACGGTCAGACTTCGGCTTTAACTTTGTGTCAGCCACTGCCTCGTCGTCGATCATCTCGACTTCGCCGCCAGAAACCTCAAGCATTTCTTCGATCATATCTTCGGGTTCCATGTGGTATCCTTCTATTCACTTCGACCTGAGAGTAGCCCGCCAGTAGCACCGAGAACCCCAGAATACATTTCAGGACGGTTAATCGCCCGCTGCCTTGATGCCACGTCTGTTGTCTCTCGCGCCATCAATCGTTGCAAGATTTCACGCTGCGCTTCGGGGTCCGCATTAAATATCATTTCTGACAATTTGGACGCGCTCTTTTCGTTCATACCACTCAGCCTTGATGCAGCCTGAGAGCCCGCCATTGATGCGGCACCAAGGACATCTCCAGTGGCCGCTCTGGCACCGATTCCGTAGATTGCCGATGGGTCAATACTTGCGTCACTGCTTTGAAGCAGCCTTTCTGCTGTGTCTGATCCACCGAAAACTTTTCTTTGCGTGCGCATCTTGTCAGACTGTACCTTCATCAACCTCTCAAAACGCTCAAATTGCTCAGAGTTGTCAAAGGCAAGCCTCAGAGCTGCTCGACGGCGAGGCGTGCCAAAAACTGTTTTTACAAAATCAGTTGCGTCGCCAGTTTTTGAGGCTAGTTCTTCAACTTGGCTTACAAGCCCAACCCTTAACGCCTCTTTTTCCGCAGAAGACATTTGACTTACATTCTTGACCAACTGCTTTTCTGAAGTCTTGTTGAAATCAAAGCCAGCATCGTAAGCGCGCTTTAAGCTGGCGTTATCTGCAAATTGTTTGTTCGCAGACTTGTAAATGTCATTTTGAGACGCAATTTCACCATCCCAAGATTTCTTTAGCTTTGTTAAAACCCTGCCTCTAGGCGTGGCTTTGCGTGTCAGATTATCTGTCTCAGCATCAATCAGGACATCAAGCCCCTTTTTAATGTTATGAGCCACCTCTGTCGGCATAAGAACCTTCTCACCTTTAGACGCTGCCTGACCTAAAAATTGTCCAAGATTTGATGGCATTCCCGATACGTCAATGTCCGGGTCAATGTCTGCCAGCTCAACGGCCTTGTTGTAAGCGTCCTGAATCACTTTGCTGCGAGCCATGCCCTGAAACGGAGTGGCGTCCAAATCAACGCTGTAAGCCCTTTTGTACGCTGGTCCTGCTTGCTTCTGAACCTTATCAGCCAAGTCATCAAGATACTGAACGCCAGTTGCGCCCTCCGTACCTGACATTTTAGCTGCTTGCTCTGAGATTTGCTCGGCCTGACCAGCTTGCCTCTCCGAAAACTGCTCTAAAACTCCTTGGCGGGATTTATTTGGAACTGCCTGCGCACTCCAAGCTGCTCCCCGCGTACCTTCGCCCAAATCGGCAAGTGTTATGTCGGATACCCCAAGGTCGCGAGCTTCCTGAAGAACCTGACCAGCGCGCTCTGGTGTCATACCTTCACGATCAATAGCTTCAAGCATCTTGCGCTCTGCAAATGTTGTGGCTCGCTTTTCGCCACCAACGCCAACTGAATCTAATACATTCCTAGCAACGCGGCCAACCTGCTGCGTAGCAATGGGAGCAACAGCACCAAGGGTCCCGCCGATAGTCCCGCCCAATGCTGCGCTCTTAGCCCTCTCTGCAAGACCACCTTCGCCAGCACCAAATCCAGCAACAGCACCCTCCGCTGCACCAATTTTAGCTGCGCGCAAAGCTGTAGGAGCGAGTCGAGCTGCGGTTGATGCGCCTACAGCGGCTGATCCTGCGCCTGCTGTCAAAGCACCCGCCGCTAAAGTTGGCAGGATAGCGCCACCCATCTCATATGCCATTGACTCAAGTGGGTTTTCAGTCCTGTAGCTGTCAAGTTTGTCGCGGACAATCTTTAATCTTTCGTTGTAATCTTTTCCCTCAAAACCAAAAGCCGAACCTAAAGCTGATATAGGGTTGCGAATGGCCGCTTCAAGCTCATCAGCAAAACCCAAGGTGACGCCCTGCGCCAAAGAGCGTACCCGCTGCTTTTCAGCAGGCGGCGCGCTTTCCACCTCGTCACTAGATAAAGCGCCCGATGATGATTGACGCCTTACATTTTCAACAAAATTGTTTTGCTCTGATGGGTTAAGGTTTGCAAAACTGTCATCAACCTCAACGCGGCCGAGTCCGTCAATTTCAATTATCATTTACTATTCTCCAACCCATGTTCGGTGACACTGGCGCTTCGGGGATTTCAGCTCCCGACACACCGAACCTGCCTCTGCGCCGCTCAATGGCCGCCACCTTATTGGCGCGGGCGCGCTCGTTAATGACAAGCAGCTCCTGCACGGCTGCATATGCTGTCGCTTCAGTTTTTGCATCGCCAAGCTCTTTCGCTGCGCGTTGCGCGTCCCCTTCAGTTTGGACCCCCTTATTTAAACGCAGACTTTCGTTTACCAGTCTCGTCTTGAAGCGATCAAACTCTTGGCGAGCCTTTGCTGTAGCTATGTTTTCTGACCCCAAGCCGACAGCGCCGAACGCCCCTCTGATAAATCCACCTAAGCCTATGTCTAGCGGACCCGTAAACTCACCTGACTCTGGTTTGTATCCAAAATCCTTTATAATCCCGCCAATGTCTTGGATCAAATTGTCATACGATTCAATCGCCACAAAGTCAGATTCTTCGCTCTTTCGCGCGTCCGTTGGCAAAGGCGCTTTTCTCTTTTCAGCAGCTTCAATTCGCTGCTCCGCCGCAATGACATCCTCATTTAATGTTATTTTCGGAGCTGCATTTGGGCCATCTGGATAAGTAATGCTATATTTTCCGCCGCCACCGACCTCGCTTTTGCGCCCTCTCATTTGAGATGCAAGTTGCTGCCCCATCGCAGTGGGCGATAGCTGCGTCAGTATTGCCATCGCCTCTTGGTTGTTTCCAGAACGCAATGCCGCCGCTGCCTGCATGGCAAGATTGCGCGATTCCTCGTCTCTTGACACTGCGATTGCGTCTTTAGGTGTCATATAGCCATCTCGGACCAAATCTCCGGCTCCGGGCATGTATTTATTTAGATATTCTGCTGTCTTGTTACGCGCTTTATTCTCAGTACGCTGCTTTGCCACATTATCAGCAATCTCTTCCATGCCCATGATGCCCATGCGGCCAAAGCCCTGCGCCAGTGTTGCCGCCGTGTCTTTGAAGCTGTCACGGTTGTAGAAGCGCTGGCCAGTTTCACCCTCCGCGCCCTCCTGCATCTTCTGAATGCCGATATTTTCAAGTAGGCCGCGTGGCTTTTGCTGTTGCATCATCGGTTTAGTCTCCGTTTCGGATGTCTGTGTCGGCGCGAGTATGCCCTTGGGCGACTTGCCCAGCGCACGCGTAGTGTCGTCGGCAATAGCCTGATTGGGGTTTGGTTTTTTGCCCGCATCGGCAAAGCCAAAAACATGATCGCCAATCTGCTTCCAGTCACCGCCAGCCTTATCACGCCCCCAGTTTGGACTGGAAATTGACGGGTTGTAGTAGTGAGTCGCGCCACCAGTTTCGTCTTTGTAGCCGCCAGCAATAAGCGCGTCTGCCGCTTTATATGCGTCGTCGCTCGCCCGCATGTTGGCCATATCCTGACCTTGCGCCCCACCAGCGTAACCCGTTGCGCTATTCCATGCCGAAAATTGACCCGGCTTGAGGATAACACCACGAAGGCCATTGCCATAGCCAGCAGCGTTGGCGCGATTCATAATGACCGAGCCAGCGGCCATCATGCCGCCGAAGCCTTGATTGCCAGCTTCGGCTTGCAGGGTTCTAGCTAGAAGTTCCCGGTCATTGATATTCATTAAGCCATCTCACCCATTAGCTCACGATAGTTTACGCGAAGGTAGCCGTCATTGCCACGCTTAACCAAATGCGGATGCGTTGCCTGAACTTCGTCAGCCATAACGCCATACGTCGGTTGCTTTGGATCAGCAATCCGCTTGCCTTCGTCATTCCACTTCCAATTATAGAAGTTGAAACCGCCAACATTGCCAGCGGGTGTGACATCAGTTTTCAAACGAGCATCAGAAGCATACGCCGACGCACCCAAGCTAAGATAGTCAAATAAGCCCGGCGACTTGCTTTGCGTAGTCGTAGACTGGTTTGGCGTAGCGCCAAGTGCCGCCAGCGGCGCTGAGAGCGAAGCCATTGGTGCGCCTGTATAGCCTGCATATTGGCCGCGTGCTGCGTCAATAAGAGACTGCTGCAAGCCTTGCTGCATAAGACCCTGCTGCATTTGGTTTTGCTGGATTGTTTGGCCAGTGTTAAACGCCTGCTGTCCAAGACCGCCCATTTGGTTTGCTGCGTTCATACGAAGCTGTGCGCCTTGCAAGCCTGCGCCTTGGTTAAGCTGCTGAGCCGTCATGCCTTGTGTAGCGCCAAACTGACGCTGCTGGTTAAGCGCTGCTTGGTTGGCCAAGTTTACTTGCTGACCGAGTTGAGCATTTGTTGTGCCTGCTTGCAAGTTTGCACCTTGGTTAGCCAAGCCCGCTTGCATGTTGTATCCAATGTCTTGACCAGCAAGCTGCTGAGCATTCTGGAAACCAGTTTGACGAAGCCCAGAAACCATTTGAGCCGCTTGATCTGCGTATGCTTTACGGGTTTCAGCTTCAGCAATTCCTTGGCGTGACCCGCCAAAGGCATTTGCTGCCGTTGCCTGCGCACCCATCTGGTTTAGCGATTTCTCCTGCGCACCACTAAGGTCACGCAGAGACTGCTGAACAACTTGAGTTTCGTATGGGTTGGTGTAGGCACCAAGGTCTGTGCCTGCAATTTGACCTGCCTGCACTTGATCTGCTGTTAGGTTTGCTTGCTTGCCAGATTGTGCAGCGTTGTAATCCGTAGCTTTCACCTGCATGGGCTGGTATCCCATTGCGGCTTGCGTGCCTTGCATCGCTTGCTGAAGACCGCCCGCCGCTGCTTGGTTGACGTTAAAGTTACCCTGCGGCGCTAAAGGTGCATATTGCCCCTGCCTCGGCGGTTCATAGATCATTGAGGCGTCAACGCCACTCGGTGCCGCCCCGCCCTTACCGCCACTCGGTGCCGCCCCGCCCTTACCGCCGCTCGGCGCTGCGCTTGGAATATATTGAGGTCCGGGGTTTGAGTTTACGCCGCCCGCTATCGCACCTAAACCTGCGCCGCCTAATGCTGAACCACCCATTTTATGCGTCCTTCTTAACTAGACCAACTGCAAAAAACTGCGCAGTTCGTAGTGTAAATGTAATCGCGCCCGCAACGGTGCGCTTTTTGCCGTTCGCAAAATCAATATAGCGACGGAACTCGCCGTAATGCTCACGCGCCTTGCCTTGCTTAATTTTCTTATTACCGCAATGACGATAACCACGGCGGATAGCCTCGCCCCACCATTTGCCGTGCAGTACATTCATGCACCACACAACAGCTTCGCGCTTGGTTGTCGGAGAAAACGCACCTGAGTTGACGGCGTGTGTTGCGACTACGCATCCATCGCCAGAGCTGCCAGAGTAACCACTGTCGCTTGAGCTGTCTTTTTTGCCTGCACCAATGTTTAAGGCCCGCGAAACAGCATTGCCGGGAAGATCAACGTCAGTTGTTAAAGAGTTGCCGAGGTCGGAGACAGCACCGCCGCCTGAGTATGTGTCGCCGCTTGTACCTTTTCCACCACCGTCAAACATATCCGCGAAGCCAGTGTAATTGCTGGGCTGACCGGGAACGATAGTACCTCGGCCTCCAGTAACTGAGGGGGCAAGGTTAAATCCAAGATCAACTGACGTACCATCCCCATTTTGCATTATTGCCGGACCGCCAGTCCCCATAGGGCTTGAATCAGAATACTGACGCTGCTCAGTAAAGTTTCCGGGTGTATTATCAACAAAACCATCTGGCCTTACGGTTGTCGGCGCTACAACTGTGTAAGGGGCTTCGTTGCCTTGGAAGTCAGTTGATGTATAGACTGGAGCTGACGCACCACCTCCGCCGTTGCTCCCGCCGCCGCCATTGCCACCAGTATCAGCAGGAGGCTGCGTATAATCAACAGTTGGCCCTACTCTGCTTCCAGCTTCACCCGTGTATGGGTCAATGAAAAGGCTATCAATAAACTCTTTTTGGCCCGGACGCTGCCTGCCAAGCTCTGCAAGAGATTGCTCGTACATTGGGGCAGAAGAATAACCCTGAACCCCGCCCGCATATGTCGTCGGCGCTGGCATACCGCCCATAATGTCTTGCTGGCTAGTTGGAGATGACATACCAAACGCATCAGCAGTGTTCGCTGTGTTCTGAAATGCAGCCTGCTGCATCGGAGAAAATGCTGCGACATCTGGGCCGTAGTACGGCGTGTAGCCTATTTTAGAAATATCGTCTGCTCGTGACAAGTTGCGTCGCGCTGCATCCTCAATGTATTGAGGGACTGTGACTGAGCTTGTGCTTGAGCCGCCTTTTCCGCCTGACATTACTTGAACTCCTTAATGTATGAGGCGTGTTGGGCTTCCCAACCGTGTGCCTTTAATGGTTTCTTCCAGCCAAAACGGCCAGACATTGTTAGAGCGCTGCAACCTTGTGCTTTAGCCCAGTCTATCACGTCTTCGTGCATATCCATAATTTGATCCAGCTCACCGCCACCCAGAAATACGTTTAACACCGATTTCTTCGGGTATATCACGATTTCAGTGACGATGCACCCCCTTGGTGTTGGCCAAAGTTGTAACACACCCTTCTGCAATCCCTCAACAATATCGTCAAAGTCATGCGTGCCGCCGCTGTAGCTTAAAGCTGCATTGATCCAAGGCTTGCATCGCTCTAGCTCGTCGCTCATGCGTTCACCCTTGAGATAGCAAGCGTAGCCGCTGGCGTAGCTGGCGCAAATGCGTTAGCCGCGTTGTGCTGCAAGCTGCCCTGCGTCCTGTCCGTGGCCCAATACGCCTCAAGGTAATCGCCAGCATTCACATTAAAGATTTGAGTGCGAGATATAATCATTGTCGCGTTGTTCTGGTGCAGGGTGTTTCGCATTGCACTATCAACAATATCCACTCCGTTCAATTTTGGCCAGAACCAGAAATTGACCGTGGAGCCAGATGACGAATGCGTTTGAGCCGTAAAGCTCAGTGTGTACGCGCCACCTTCAGTGAAAACAATGCGGGACGCTGGAGTGCCAAGCGTTACGCCAACGCTGCCAGCCATAATTGTAAACGTCAGCGGGTAGGCGGTATTGGCCGAGGCTGCGGTTACATCCGATGTAATCTCAAGGTGAGCCACGCCGTTGGCCAGCACGACCTGACGCCATACGCCATTTTTGGAGACCACTGGGTAGCCGTTAATCCGATCCCACAGCAATACGCCATCTTCCGCCGCAGAAGCTGTCGCATCTTTAGCATCAAGTTGGTTCAAAGCCTTTCCAAGATAACGGCGTAGGTTTTCTGCCCACGACGCTAAATCAAAAGTAATCGGTGGGACAACTCTCATCGACGCCCGCCCTGCCGAGCATCTAGCCGCATAATGCCAACGCGCCAATCATCAGCGACAACACCCTCAACGCGCATACGAATTTGACGGCCTTGGAAGCGAACTGATGTCGGATTACTCATGTCAAATGGACCGTATTCGCTTTCACTTCCGTTGGGGTAAAAGCGTGTTTTAAACGTAGCCGACACATCACCTTGCGTTTTCTCGTCGGGAATCAGCTCAACCACATTCATAATGTTGTCACCAGCGCCGATTGAGATAGGTCCAGTTTCAGCATAGGGAGTGCTGGCACCGTAGCTGTAGCCGATTTCATGCTCATACAGTGTGCCATCGCTGGCAATAAACATTGGATAGCGGAACACGCCACGATCAACTCCAGCAGTGCGATCCATCTCGCCTGTGATCCAGATGTTTTCCACGAAGTCATAGGCAACGTAGCGGTTACACTCAATGCTGTCTGCACTTGGGTAGAACCACCAGATTTCGTTCCACGCGCTGTTTACTACGCAAGACACTTTAGAGCGTTGGTCTTTGTTAATGTCGCTGAATACATAATCAGCAACTTCGCACGGAATGCTCTGAACATTACCGCCAGAATAAATGAAGAAGCCGCGCGTTCCCATCCAGATGACACCGTTATCAACAGACGCCGCCGCACGAGCCGCTATAAGCCCACATGAGGTTCCAACGCGCTCCACACCCTTCACAAACGGCGGTCCTTGATACGTCAAACTGTGGGCATCCTCCGTCGTTAGGATAAGCGACTGACCGCGTGTGCGCAGCCCAGCCAAGATAACGCCGTTGGTTTGCAGGTTTATGTCGCCAGCTTCGTTTGTAGCTGCGGGCGTCCAAGTTGTGTTGTCTTCGCGATCTGACCACTGCACTTTGCGTGGGTCGCCGCCAGCGCCGAAGCACACGACGAAACGCTCTTCCGTAACCATCATGCCAGTACAGCTTGTTGGAGCGTTTGCAATTAAAGCAGCATCAGTCGCCACGTCACCCTGCCACTCGTACAGCTTGCCGTCATCGCTAGACATGGCCAGCAAATACTCGCCCCAGTTTTCTAGTGACCATGTTGTCGCTGGCAGGATTGTTTCGGTATCAGCGCGTGGCAGACCGTATTCTTCGCTGCCGTAATACCCGCCGCCGTAAGCCGTGTTGATGTTTGCGTCAATACGGCCAGCGGTTAAGCCAGCGGGCGTTATGTCGGTAGAATTGCCAATCGCGTTAATGACGTACAGGTTGTTGTACGTTCCCGCAGAAATCTGGCGCGTTCCGTCGTTCTCCTCCCATGTAACTATTGAGCGGACAACACCGTTAAGATCAACAGACGCACGTTGACGCCAGCCGCCGACAGGACGCAAAGCATCCTCATGCCAGCGGACAAGGTTAATGTCCCGCCAGCGGCCCTGAGACATAAGATCAGTACCGTTGCGATACTGACCTGCTGGGATTTTAAGCGGAATTAGCGGCATGGTTTCGCCTTATGTTTTTACTACTAAACTTGTAGCAGATATTGCGGTCCCTGCAAAGACACTTGGGTCGGCAGCGGTCTCTCCTATCGTCCCGTCTGTCTGAACGTAATAACTCTGCCCTGCCGTGAGGCCAGACTGGTTTGTGCTGAGTGAGCCGATGATGTCTACCGTGGCGCTGCTACCGTCTGCGTATGTGCCGCCAGTAGAGATGCCGATGTAGTTCTCGGAGGTGAGGTTTGTGGATGTGTAGGCGGTCTGCCTAACAATTGCAGTACCTTTATTTGTGCTTGCAACTGGAGCATATGAAACAACAGAAACCTTTTCATTCATGTCGTAAGCCATTGATGTATAATTACTAGCACCAGTGCTATCCAAAATAGTATCAGAGCCAAAACTTACAGTAGTTCCACTAATCTCTCCCTCTTGCAGAGTTAAATAGCTTGAGTTTCCAGCGTCTGAATAGACAATAACCACTTTGTTTGCGGCAGAGTTATAAACAATTCTTAAATAATCTGATTGATTGGCATTAAAAACAGTTTTTGACCCAAACGAAATAGATGTTCCAGAAACAGTTCCGACTATGGCTGAACCTTGATAACCACCACTGTAACTGTTGTACGCTATAACTACTTTATTGCTGACACTATCATAAGCAGGTATGTTGTAAATATTAGTGGCGCTGCTATCGTATACGACCGCACTGCCAAACGAAATAGATGTTCCACTTACTGTTCCTACTACAGCTGTGCCTTTTTGAGAGTTACCATTGTCATTATAGGCAACCACTACCTTATTATTTAAGCTATCAAAAGTAATGCCGACATGATCTGATCTTGCACTCTCGAACACAACAGGTGAGCCAAAGCTAATAGATGTTCCAGAGACAGTGCCAACTACTGCCGTACCATAATTTGAGTTACCAGCATCTCTGTATGCAATTACAACTTTGTTGTTAGAACTGTCAAATGTAGCCGCTGTATAAATTGTGCCTCCCGCTTCAAAAACCACTGGCGTTCCGAAGCTAATAGATGTTCCAGAAACATTCCCAACTACTGCCGTCCCCTTCCCAGCGGTGGCATTGTCATAGTAAGCAATAACAACCTTGTTTTCGTTGCTATCAAATGTTGCCGTTACATAATAAATAGACGCTGAGTTAAAAACTACTGGGGAACCGAAACTAATAGATGTCCCTGAGACAGTGCCGACTACTGCTGTGCCGTGTCCAGAATTACCCCCATCACTATAAGCAAATACAACTTTATTACTACTGCTATCATAGGCAGCAGCCTGCCAAGTTGTTTGACCTGTTTCGTAAACAGTTTCAGACCCAATAGCCGAGCTTACAGAGGTTGAAGAAACAACACTCACAGTACCGTCAGCATTCACAACAACAGGCTTACCATTCGGCAGAGTACCAGAAGCCTTGGCCCTATGCGTACCCTCTTTTAACTCTGGGATAATTCTCATGGTCTAGCCTTTCACGATCATCTTGGTTGCCGATATGGCTGTGCCAGCAAAGACACTTGGGTCTGCTGGCGTGGTGCCGAGTGTTCCGTCTGTCTGGACGTAGTAGCTCTGACCCGCAGTCAAACCTGATTGCCTGTCGTTTATCGCACCTTGCACATCAATGGTGGCCCCAGCAGTGTCAGGGTAGCCGTTGCTGGATAGGCCGATGTAGTTCTCTGAGGTGAGGTTGGGTATCGAACCCGGCGGCTGCACCACAATAGATGTGCCGTAACTAGAGTTTCCAGCGTCTTGATATGCTATGACAACTTTATTAGAGTTACTATCAAAGGAAGATGTAATGTAATTAGTTGCATCTCCCTCAAATACCGTTGGACTCGTAAAACTTACACTTGTTCCGCTAACCGTGCCTGTTACAAAAGTGCCTTTATTGGAGTTGCTTTCATCTCTGTAGGAAACAACAACTGTTCCAGTATTGCTATCAAAAGTATTAGAAATTGAGGTAATGGTAGCAGACGCATAAGACACAGCAGTTCCGAAGCTGATACTGGTTCCAGACACGGTGCCGACGATAGCTTTACCATACCATCCTCCAGAGTAGATACGCCAAGCTACAACAATTTTGTTGTTAATGCTGTCAAATGCGGTTGAAGTCCATTCAGCATAAATATCTGTATCAAAAGTAGTTATTGATCCAAATGATATGGATGTACCAGACACAGTGCCAACGATAGATTTCCCGTAGTTTCCAACCTGAGCAGATATAA